GAGGCCCGTGCCGGACAGCCCGCCGCTCGACGTGTCGTCAAGCAGCAAATCGATGATATTGACCGTGGCATAACCGGGCTTGACGATGGCGATGTCGTAGCGCCCGTCGTCTGCGTAAAACTCGAACAGGCCGTTTGAATCGGTCGTTACCGGGTTCGTCGTAATCGTCGATCCGTTGTCTTCATACAGGGTGGCAAGAACCGATGTCCCGGCCTCATAGACGAAGACGGAGGCGCTTTGTATTGCGCGCCCTTCCTTGTCCGCTGCGGTGTTGAAATATTTCTGCATCGCTGCCCCTGCGAGTGAAAAGAAATGGGGCGGATTTCTCCGCCCCGAAATGCCTACTGCTTAGCCGTCGTTGTGCACGCGATAGGCCAACTGCGGACGAACCGCTTTGTGGCCGTACAGCACGTCAAGACGGCAGGGGAAAGAACGGTCCGAGATGCTGAAGTCGCGGACAAGCGAGACGCTGATGCCATCAACCACTTCACGGCGCGCCCAATCGGTGCCGTCCGGAAGCGGCAAGTCAGCCGTGACAAATGCGAACGCGCTCTTGTGGAACGCGAGCGATTGGCTCAGGGTTTCGCTTGCGCCCGCGCCGACCTTGGTGATCGCCGCATTGTCTGCAGGCGACCCGGACACGTTCTGCTTCGCCCCGGAGGTAACGATCGCCGGAGAGATGGCAAGCGAGGTCGCAGACGCGCCGCTGTTTGCAGTAACCACGAACTGCTGCAGGTCGGAGGTTGTCGCCTTCGTCTCGGGATGCACGCGGAACACGCCGGCAATGGTAATCACATCGCCCTTGAGAAACGTGGTTGTGCCGGTATCGACAACCAGCGTGGAGCCGGTCTGCGATGCGCCATTGACGAGATAGCCGGAGACCTTCGCGGCGGTACCCGTGGTGTGCGGAACGAGCAGCGTGTTCTCGTACATGGTGAAGCCGGAGGTGCGGCCGATGATCCCCTCGCGGTACTGCTGCTTGATGTTGTCGCCGTCGTGGAACAGCCCCTTCGTGTCCTTGCGGAACTTGTTGCAGTGGTCCGGCGTCATGGTCATGAACCGATCACTTTGCGGAGCAAGCATTTTCGTCAGGCCCGTCGTTGCGTCGGAAACGCTGTTGAAACCGAACGCAACGGTATCGCCATCCGCCAGGTTGTAAACGTCCTGATACATGCTCAACGCGTCCGCTTCGATGGCCGAGGCAAGAACGGACATTGCCGGCTCGATGATCCGCGAAGAAAAATCGTCCAGCGAAAGCGCGAGTTCGGACGACGTGAAAGACATGTCAACGCCCTTCACGGTCGAAACCGTCAAATCGACGCTGCTTTCGCTGGTGTCCTGCGCGGACATGGTAAGGCCCGTGCGAACCGTGTACTCGTTCGGCATGCGGATTTTCAGGGTGGGGCCGAACTTGCCCTTTACCGTTGCGCCGCCGTTCTTGTACGAGTCGTCATATTGACGGTCGCACGCGCCGACGAAATTGAGTTTCTGATGCAGGATGCGCGCAGATTCGCGGGTCACTGCGGTCGGAGTGAGGAGAGTGTTTGCCATGATTAACGATTCCTAACTTGTGCCGCCCTCATTGCCAGCCATTCGTCGGTACTCATCCGGTCCGGGTCTTTCGACGCCGAGCCTTTGCCGCCAACGGGCTCGACAGGCTTGGGGGCAGCGGAAACAGGTTTCTTGACCGGCTCGGCTTCGAGCTTTGCCTCGATGCGTCCGAGCGCACGGAGTGCGGCAGTGGGAGACATGCGCGTGATCGCCTGCGCTTCCTCGCTGTGTTGCGCGAGGTAGTAGGCGATGCGCGGTCCGATGTCGGACTCGAAAATCGCGTGTGTCATGGCGGGCGTGGGGATTAAATCCCCGCTCTCGATGACCTCCTCGAAGTCCGGCGTGCTCGACTGGAATTCGCGCAGACGCGTGGAAAACTGCTCCTGCATCTGCTGCTGCATCTGGGCCTGCTGACGTTGCGTCAGGTGCCCGTTGACGGCATCGGCGGCGTTTCGCGTGGCGCGATCCGTCACCCAAGTGTCGCGGGCTTCCAAATACCTGTCGAAGCTGTCGAACTGCTCGAGCTTCGGCGGTCCGTCGTCTCGCGCCTGCTGCTGTTGTGGCGCCTGCTGTTGCCGCAGATACGCAAGTTCGCGTTCTGCTGCCTCAGCCCGCGCCCGCTCGCGGTACTTCTCAGCGGTCAGGCGATTGATGCGACGTTCTGCCGGATCGACTTTCGGCTTGCTGTCTTCCTGCTGCTCTGCGGGGGCCGGGTCCGCGTGTTGCTCTTCGGCGTTCAGCGCGTTTTCGGGCAAAGCCTCGCCCTCGGGCTGCGCGCCCGATACGTCTTCGGTCATGGAATCACTCCAAGGGGGGGCCGGCTATGCGCTAGCCGTGGGCGTAAAAAAAAGCCGCCCAAAGGCGGCTGGTTGGATTGTTGAAGTCTTACGAAACCTTGCGAACGCGCGGCGAATACAGGGTGATTACAGATCCCGTGCCAACGCCGTTGAACGTCACGCGGAAGTCATAGCGCGCCTGCGTCGCCACGGTGCTTCCAAGCACAGTAAGAGGCGCTGTACGCATGGTCATTGCCGGAATGGTTGCCGGCAGGGAGACGGCAGTCTGTCCATTGACGCCGAACCACGTAGTTTCATTGGTGTTTGTCTGCACGCGCATTGCGATCTGGCTGATGTTTGCGCCGGTTGCCACGGTGAAAACACCTTCCGCCTGCACCGCATTCCCGCCGGAAAGGCTGGTGCGCAGTGTGGCGTTTTGCGTGTCGCTCTGATAGACGCGAATCACATCGTTAGCCGCAGCCGATCCGCTGATGGTGATTTGGATCGCTTGACCGATTGCAAGTCCGGTTACTGAGTCGGTGACGTTCACGACCGCCGCCGCTGCCGAAGCCGTGCCGGTGCGCGTAGCCCAATCAATGACCCAGCCGGTCGGCATGGTGCCAGTGCAGTTCGCGGAAACGGTGCCGCCAACTCCTGTGAACGCAGGATTACTAAGCAGGTTTGAGGTCGTCGCATACGTGACATCCTCGTTCCCACATTGAACCGCGTCGGTCTTCAAGATCCCGTTTCCAAGCTTTGACGCCGCCCACCGCCCAAGCAACAAGGCGCCGGCGTTGTTCGGGTGGAGGTAGGCCGGGGAATCGTAGTTATACGACGCACCTCTACTGTTGTTCTGCGAATTGGAAGGATCGACAAGGAAAGAGAACGCATCGAAGAACAAGCCGCACGGATTCTGCTGGGCGAAACGGCGCAATATGTCGTTGCACTTGATAATCTTCGGCGTTACCACGCTGTCGTAGGTCATCGGGAACAAGGTTCCCCAGATCGGCGTTATGCCAGAAACCATGAGTTTTTGGACGATCAGGATGATATTCGCTGCAGTTGTTTCGCCTGACGCCAGCGAGACGTTAATGTCGTTTATGCCGATCGAGAATGCGCAATATCCGACGCCAGAAGATACGATTGTCGGGATCTGTTCGGACATCATGTCGGATGTCGTCTTGCCGCCAGCGGCCAGGCAGCCCACCATATAAAATGGCGCGCCGAGCGATGCGTCGAGCCATGTGAACCACCCCTCTGATGATCGGTTCAAAAAGTTCACGGGTGACCCGGTCGAAACAAGCCCATTTCCCGCCATGCTGTCACCGGCAAGATAAAGCGTATTTTTCCCGGCGCGGGCGGAGATCCCAAGCGCGACATGCTCTGCGGCGTGAGACGTACGTTGCGCGCTCCACACGGAACCGTCATCGTCATACACAAATCCCCCGGTCGCCACCAGCGCATTGGCTCGCGCGTCCGATACGTCTGACACCTGTTCCGGCTGCCAGAGCGCGTTGACGCCCGTCACCGGGTATTCCTGATAGCTCGCCGGGTTCGCGCCGCTGCCGATATACCTGATTTTCATACCAGCTCCGCAATCAAGGCGACGACCGCCGCCTCATCCTGTTGGACCGATTCCCAGACCAGCCGGGAAAGCTCTTCCTGTTGTGCCGCCGCGATGGCCGCGCGGATTGCCTCGTTTGCCGCCACGATGGCGGCGGCGTCGATTTCCACGCGCGACAGGCTCGGCACGGCGAGCGGCTTGGCTGCGGCCGGAGCCGATGACGACACGGGCGCCGATTCTGCAACTGCAGCCGGCGCCTCCTCTGCCGGCAGGATGCCGAGCCGCACGCGCTCGGCGTGGATCTGCTCGGCGCTCGGCGTGTAGTCGCGCGGCTTGCGGTTTCTGGATTGGCCCCATCCGCCCGCCTGCTGCCCGCCTGCTGTCGCGCCGGCAGCGGAAGCGGTGTCATCGCCGCCGGTTGCAGCCGCCGAGCCAGAAACAGCGCCGGCTGCGCCACTCGCCGTCGCAGTGTCGTTGCCAGCCGTTGCCGATACCGCCCCGGTAACGGCCGTCGTTCCGCTTGCCGCCGCCGTGTCGTCGGCAGCCGTGACCGCAGCCGTGCCGGAAACGGCGCCGCCTACCGACCCCGATGCGCTGCCGGTGTCATCGGCGTTGGTGCGCGCGGCCGTGCCAAGAACGGTCGTCGTGCCGGCAGCCGATGCGCTGTCATTGCCGGCCGTGCGCGCGGATGCTCCCGTAACGGTTGTCGTGCCCGATGCGGACGAGGTATCATTCGCATTCGTCGTCGCGGATGATCCGCTGACGCCCGATGTCAGATCCTCGGCCCGCCACGAATCAAACGTGACCGTCAGGTTTTCTGCATAGACGCCGATGCCGCCCCGAACATTGCCGGCGATGTTGGTGTCGGTTGTCGAGCCCCGGCTGTTCGCGCCCTGAAAAATCTCGATCTGATCGCCATCGATGACCACGGCGTCAGTCGTCGGCGTCGAGACCGATCCAGATAGCTCACTGGTGATGATGTCGGTGAAGACACCAGAGACGATGCGCTGGCCGTAGTAGTCGTTGATCTCGGGCCGCGACAGGCACGAGTAGCCGGTGAAAGCGCCGCTGGGCATGCGGCCGATCGGGCCGCGGTATGCGTACGACGCCGACGAGGTAAGAATGCTGACTTCGACGCGCATGTCATCGGTTGACAGCGCAGAGTCGCAGATCGCACAGCGCGTGTTGATGTCGGACGTGTGGCTACCGACCCCTGACACATTTTCCCATGTGCCGCTGAACTCGGTCCACGTCTGATCGCCGCCCAGCGTCGCGCTGGTGCCAGGAAACGACTCGGTGTAGGTCGTCTCCGGCGTCACAGGCTCCTCGCGCGGTAGATCCGCCGGGATGAAGGCACCGACGCCCTGCGCTTCGCTCAACCGGTACTTGCCGATCAGCGTCGCAAGGTACTTGCTGTGCAGCCTTCCCTGTCCGCGCATACCGCGGTATGCCTGCTGGTGCCGTGCCACCACGCCAGCCCACTCGGGTGAGCCAGGCTCCGGCGTCACCGCATGCACAACCTGACCGCCGATGAGCCACTTGATCTTGCCGTCCCTGCTCGCAATCCGCGGCGGCGCGCAGCGCGTGCGGTCGAGTTCGGTGTGCGTGGTCATCAGCTCGTGCAGCACGTCGGCGAAACGGCGCGCGGAGACGACCTTGCTGTGCTGGAACGCCGTGCGCAGCCGCAGGCGATTGGCCGTCGTCAGCGTCTCGGCCGGGTCGCTCGCAATCTGCACCCAGGGCGGCGGCAAAATGACATCGTCGGGGCAGACGAAGATCGCCTGTGCCGGGGAATATGCCCCCGGCGTCTCGTTGCCCTGCAGCCCGCGGAAGTCAATCGCCTGCGTCGCTCCGGCCGGCATGCGCCAGCCGAAAACGCCCGCAGGACGTTCGGCCCACACGAAGGGGCCGAGGTTTAGCCGCATGGCGTTACGGATTGCCTTCTGTGATTGTGAAGCTCGTCACGCTGACTGGCTGCGTTGCAACAATGCTGGTCGTCGTCAGGTTCAGGTCGCTGCCGCTGGTGCCGACGCTGCCGTCAAGCACATGCGTCGTACCGTCCGATTTGACGATGCGGAACCATGTCGCGGTGCCGGTCGCGTTGGCGCTCGAGTCCTGCGTAATGGCGTTGAGCGTCAGCACGCCACCCGAGGCCGAAGCCGCAAACGTGGCGTTGCAGGTCAGTTCAGCCAACAGGGTGGTTGCCGTGCCGCCGGTTGCCGGTCGGCTGCCGTTGTAGATGCGCAGCAGGCACGAGCCGCCGGCAAACGTGGTGATGGCGTCCAGCCGTGCGTTTCGCAGGGTTGTGGAATAGCCTAGTGCCATGGTTTAGTCCTCTTCGACGTTGCCTTGATAAATGCCGCCCGATGGGGCGCGAATGGTCAGCACGCCGCCGTCCGACTGCCCCTCATAAACACCCCCCGAGGGCGTCGTGATCGATACGCGCTTGCGCTTGGGCGCGGCGAGTACGGCGAGCGTCTGCGTGATGGCCTGCATCCTTTCCTCCATTGCCGCGAGCTGCGCCATGACGGCCTCGTTTTCCTTGGGCTCGCCCGGCTCTTCGCCCTCCCCCACCTGCGGCATCGCGGCCTGCATCTGCTGCGCCTCGATCTGCGCGGCCTGAATCAGTTGCTCGCGCTCCTTCAGGTCCAATTCGCGGTTCTTGATCTGGAATTCGGCCTGCTTCAGCTCGGCGGATTGCTGCATCTCGACGCCCTTGATTTGCACGTCCATCGCCTTGTTCTGCAGTTGCGCCTTCAGCGCCTCGTTTTCCTGCATCGCCTGTTGGTTCTGCGCCTGCATCTGTTGCAGCGCCTGCATAAGCTGCTGCATCTGCATCTGCGCCTGCTGCTGCACCATCTGCACGGCCTGCTGGACGCGCTGATCGTCGCCCTCGGATTCGCTGGCCTGCAGGATCTGCGGCGGCACGGCAGCCTTGAGGCGCTTCGCCAGGTCGTCCGCCATCGGCCAGTCCATGGCCTTGACCATCAAGTCGCCGGCAATCTGCATCAGCGGTGCGTTGCCGCGCATCATTTCCATCATGGAGGCGGCAGCCTCTTGGCGCTTGCTGTTGTAGCTCGGGCCAACGGCAACGGTTACGCCGTACTTGCCGACGTTCGGATTGAATACGCGCGTGATGTTTCCGGCGTCGTCCGGCACCTTGGCGAGCGCGGCCGGCAACTGCGGGTTCAGCACGGCCTGCTTCTGCGTGTCGTCCTCGCCGATGATCTGCATCACGCGGCGCGTGTCATAGACCTTGGGAATCCAAGAGACGATGATGTTGCCGGCATGGCGCACGCTGCGTGACAGGTTGTCCACAAAGTGGAACGTCGCGGTGTCGCCCTCCTGCTGCTCGGCAAGCAGGGCGCGGCCGGACTTCTGCACGTCGTTCTTGCCGATCGACGCCGAGTACATGCCGAGCGCGGCTTGAATGTCGTGCTCGGCGATCTGCATGTCGGTCAGCCAGCCCGTCGGCGGCGTGACGGGCGACTGACGCTGCGGAGGCGGGGCGCCGTCCACGTTGCGGTAGCGCAGCCGCGAGTAGTTGCGGACGTTGGCGTCCTCCCACTCGGGGAATTCTTCGGTTTGATCGACCTCGACGATGTACGGCGATTTCGGCGCCAGCGCCACGGTCTCGATGTACGCGGTACGCGCGTAGTTGTAGGCGCGCTGCGGGTCCATAACCTTGTCAACGATGCCGGACAGGATGCGCTTGCCGTCAACGTAGTCTTCGTTGCCAATGACCGGGATGACGGGGATGTAGTCGCCGGGGATGATGGTCTGGTCGAGCACTTCGGCGCAGGTCATCTTGGCCCATTCGACCGTGCGCCGCTTGCGGGATCGCGTTCCCATCGGCTGCGGGCGCCCGTCAACGCCTTCCCACAGCTTCCAGTATTCCTCCTCGGTCAGCGCGGTGCCGTCATCGAAGTAGAGTTCGTTCTTTTTGACCTCAAGGATGCGGTAATACTCGGCGATGCGCACGAACTCCTGCGTCACCCAATGCTGCGAGCCGCGATGATC